CTATATGGACATTCCCGCAATAGGATTAAAAGCTACAGCATCCTGCAAAAAGTCCGGCGCAAAGTGCGCATAGGTCATTGTCTGCTGTATGTTCGCGTGCCCCAGAATCCTTTGCAATGTGATGATGTTTCCACCGTTCATCATAAAGTGCGTGGCGAAAGTATGTCGTAAAACATGAACAGCCTGGCCTGCTGGCAGGTCTGGCTTCATCTCCTTCAGTGTGGCCCGGACAGTAGCATATACAGGCCGAAATAGCGCCCCTGACTCCCTCCCCTTTTTTACTACCTCCTCCAGTTCAGCTGAAATCGGTACGGTGCGACGTTTACCATTTTTGGTTTTCATGAATATCACTTTACTGCCAATGATATGTTCAGCTTTGAGGCTTGCCACTTCACCCCATCGCCCACCAGTTGCCAGGCACAACATCACAGCCTTCCGTTCGTCACCGTGCAGGCGTTGTAACAATTCGACAATCTCTGCCGCTGAAAGAAATGACATATCAGACTGAGGCTCTTTAAAAGCTTTTATCTGTTTGAATGGATTAGCTGAGTGGTATTCTGCTGCATTAATTAACTTGGTAAACATACCACTCATAATTGCATGGTGTCGGTTTACACTTGAAGGCTTCAGCCCCCTGCTTAGCATTTGCACCCGGTAATCTGTGATCGCTTTTTTTGTCAGTTGATCGGCCCTGATGAGGCCCATCCCTTTCATGTCGGAAATAATTGTGGTTAATCTTGATTTTTCCTTTTCACCCCGCCCGTGCATTTTCCCGTGATAAATCCACCACAGGTCAAGCAACTCAGTAAGTTTTCGGCGATCTGCGGGTTTTTCCAGCCACTTTTTATTGTGAAAATTAACAATAATGTGGCGCTCGAAAATCTGCGCTTCACCTTTTGTACTAAATTTTCGCCGGATCCGTTTCCCTACGGAACCCTGCGGCCTAACGTCCACTTCATAACGACCATCATCAAGTTTCTTAATCGACATAAGAAAACCCTCCGATGATTTCTGACACTTTATAAGTATGTGATTTTTGTTTCTGGAAGCAGCAATTCGATACATTGCACTCGCTACACTGATAAGCAATGTGAATGGTTAGCCAGTCTTTTTGCCTGAGGGCTGCGAGATTGTTTCTTCTGGCCCAGAGTGTGCGAGAACCGGTGCAATTTGTCCGGTTTCCGGGTCTGTTTCATCAAACATGAACCAGTCGCGGTATTTTCGGAATCGGGGATTCCTTAGTAATTTCACTACAGCATCATGAGAAATTGAGGACTTACCATTCTCATACCCCACATAAGTAACGTAATTAATTCCAGTCATATCAGCAACCTCCCTCTTTTTTAACCGTTCAGACTCACGTATTAGCTTCAATTTTTCACAAATCCGGATTGACATAATGAATCAGATCTCTTATTTTTAATTCGAAAAGAAATACCTCATTCACCGTTAGGTAGCTCTAAAGAGAGCGAGTTGGTGAAAAGGGACCACAACGGAGAATAGCAAATGCAGGAAGAAGCTAAAACTCTTGACGAGCATGAAGCACAGGAAGTAGCTGAAAATCCTGATGGGCAGGAAGCATCGAAAGGCATAACAAAAACCCGCAAGCGGGAAATGGTTCGCTTGTCAGAAAGCCCTTCAGACCTTCTGTCAAAAGAAGGGTTTGCAATGTATGTAGGCAAAACCACCAACGCCGTTGTATGCATGGCTAAAGCCGGTAAGCTGCCCGCGTTCTACATGGCTGACCCGTTAAAGCCTGGTGGCTATGCAGAGCTGTGGATTAACCGCAGGGAATGGGACAAATACGCCGCCCAGTTAGTGGAAAGTGCACCGGAAGAATGGCACTACTGGAAAAACCGCATCAGTGCGAACAAGCCTGGGAGATCCCGCCAAACAAACCAAGGGGGCGAACAGTGAGAAAGCACTATATCTGGCTCTTATGGATGGGGCTTTAGTTATGGGAACAACAAAAGAACTTGTCTTCGACATGATGCTGATAATTTTACTCATCTGTATGGGGGTAATTTCAGTAGCCGCGACGGTTAAGTTTGTAGCCACTTTTGTTTTCTGACGTAATAACTAAAAATGGCAGGATCCGATGATGCGAAAAGATTATTCACAGCGCTTACATTCAGAAATTATTTCGGGTGTGATTCAGGTCAGCAAGAATATTTATATCTGTTCCGGTTTCACGATCCGAAAATCGCCACGAAATGCCCTGAACAATCGCAACACTTATTTAATCACAAAGTATGCTGAAAACAGCAATAACTATTATGGGCGTGACTTTTCGCTGTCTGAGGCCTGCAATACCGTGCGCAGGATTATAAAACATGGACGACTCATTTCTTTTTGATGATTTACTACTGGCTTTCTGGCTGCTGGTTTTTTCCTGGGTATTTTTAACATCCGCACAGGCAATAATTCGTGACCATTGCCACCGTGTTAATCTGAAAAATAAATTCAAATCAGGAGGCATGGAAAATGAAAGGCTTCTACGCAGAACAGGTAAATAAATTACTTCAGGACTATTATTTTAATCTGGAAAACAATTCTGTCGGACGTGAGTCCCATTACGGCGTATTAGCCAGCGGACTTCAGCAGCTGTACGGCTTTGCCTTTTGTTCTGGCGATAATGAAACCATTAATTCTCTACGCCCAACTATCAATGCTGTATTTAATGGTGAAATACCAAAGCCTGTTTACCACGAAGCAACAGTGTCGTGATAGGTCTTCAGTCTAAAATTTCAATATTAGTAGGTGTCGTCATGTGTGGTCCTGCGTTAAATGAAAGTAAGGAAGAATATGACCGGATATATAGTGATTTCCGATTAATAACGGGAGAGCAATTATCCGGAAGAATGGACCCGACCAGGGCAAGAGAGGTATGGAGGGTTGTTTTACCACAAGCCGATCTGGCGGTTCTTGGCGATGTTCTCGCAGATGTTTTTTTCGGACTCTCCCGAAACAGACAACCATAAATCATTCCTTTTTGTAGTGGGTAGTCACGCCGCTCGCTTCTTGCCGGAAGGCGGCATAACGAAAATACCACAAAACCATGCGCCGGGCATGGATAAAACCCGGCACTTATCCGGGGCACTACTTACGAGTGGTGCGCCTGATAAGCAGCAGTGATGGAGGTAAAATCATGCGTACCGGACAGGATAAAACGTTATCGGGCCGTCAGATGTTTCTTGAACAGCGCGCCCGTTTGCAGTCGGGGCTTAAGGTCTCCCGCACCTGCAAAACAGCCGATCGTTATGACCTGCTGGGAGAAGACCAGCGTAAGGTTATTTTTATTCTTGCTAACGAAGCTGCTGCACGTTTTCAGGGATTGCCACAGCTGACGCGGGAACGCCTGAGAGCAGGCTTTGACGATTTAAGCGAGCAGGAGCGCAGGTCGTTGATGCTGGGCATCAAGCGCCTGGCGGAGCTGGCAACAGCGTTACCGTGGGAATTCCCGGACTATGCTGCGCCCTGCCTTGAAATTCAGGCGTCACGCGAATCATCACCACCCGCACCGGAAGGCGCAGCGAATTAACCACTGAATGATTAACCGGCAGTCAGGCGCATCATCGCGCCGGGCTTCCTGCACCCTGGAGAAAGCAATATGAAACACGTAATGATTGATATTGAAGCCATGGATAACAAGCCAACTGCGGCGATTGCGTCTATTGCTGCGGCAATCTTTGACCCAATGTCAGGTGCAGTTTCCGCCTCAATGTACCGGCGCATTGCTATTGAAAGCAGTGAGGCATTCGGCGGAACGCTGGGCGCTGAAACAATCAAATGGTGGTTTAAGCAGTCGGGAGAAGTACGAGCGGAAGTAATCAAAGAAGGGGGTTACTCCCTCCCTGTAGCTCCTGGTGAATTAAATATGTTTATCCTGGAATATTGTGATCTGGCGAGCGTGAAAGTTTGGGCGCGCGGCACTGATTACGATATGCCGATTATCTATAACGCACTGCGCGCTGTAGAGTTAAAACCGGTCTGGAATTTCTGGAATGTCCGCGATGTCAGAACTGTTGAAGATGTTGCACTTACTGTCTGTGGGTATGCCTCAAATCGGCTTGTTGACCCTGAAAAACATAACGCTGCCGCTGATGTGTGGAATCAGATCGCCCAGCTCTCAGACAACCTGAAAAGCCTCGCAGCAAAAGAGGCTACGGGGGCGGTATTATGATCCGCTCCCTTCTCAAGTGGCCCGGTGGCAAAAGCCGCGTTATGCCTGAACTGCTGCCGCATTTACCAAAGGCTGATTGCCTGATTGAGCCTTTTGTTGGCGGGGCTTCTGTGTTCCTCAACACGGACTATCGCCGCTATATTCTTGCGGATATCAACCCGGACCTGATCTGTCTTTATCGTGAGGTTAAAAACCACCCTGACACGCTGATTGATATTGCGTGCGCGCTGTTTGTCTGGGGTAACTCTAAAGAGGCGTATTTGCGCAACCGCGAGATATTCAACAACATGTCAGGCGTGCTTGATGTTTATCGCGCTGCGTTGTTTCTCTATCTCAACCGCCACGGCTACAACGGCGTGGTGCGCTATAACCAGAGCGGTGGTTATAACGTGCCGTTTGGTCAGCACAAAACCGCGCCTTACTTCCCGGAAGCGGAGATCCGCCAGTTTGCCGAGAAGGCCAACGACACCAAAGCGATTTTCCTGTGTGGCTCATTTCAAAATACACTCAAAGTGATAGTTGGGGCGGATGAGGCCATTTACTGCGATCCCCCGTATCTTCCTGCCAGCGAAACCGCCAATTTCACCCAATACCACACCGAGCCATTCACCGAAAAGCACCACCGCCAGTTAGCGGCGGAGTTGCTGGAAGTGAACCGAAAATATGGCGCGCCGGTTGTCATTTCCAACAGTGCCACCGAAACCACCCGCGAGATTTACCACCGCTTCCGCCTGCATGAAATCGACGTGCAACGCTCTGTTAGCGCTGACGCCAGCAACCGGCAGAAGGCCAAAGAAGTGATCGGCACTTTGGGCATCGTTGAGGGATGCCCGGCAGGTAGGTGCGGACACTGTGAGAGCAGCAGGGAGTGCTTGGGTATTGATAACGAAGAAACATGCTGAGGGCTTTTTGATGGCGAGCTTGATTGAATTTTTAGAGGCGGTTGGTTTGGAAAATGTGACCGTTCAGCCTCTTCACCAGTGTATGGACGGCATATCCATGAATAAAAATGGTGAAGCCAAAGTTGCATTTTTTACCCGCGAAATTTTCCCTACTGACGTGATCGGAAAAATACGCCGGACAGCATTCATTGTCTGGATGGACACCGAAAAGTTTGATGCAGCATTTAAAAAGACAAAGGGGAAATGAGAATGGAACGGCTCGCTAACTCCGCCTGGATAGCTATAGATCCTTCGAGTGAATCAATGGATTCAACGACACATGCAGTGATTTATCGCATCAATGATCGCTGGAAGCTACACGATTTTTGGGTTGTTAATTTTAAAGCGTTCATCTTAGATGCTCATGTCCGTATCAGCGACTCGATCATATGTGGCAGTGCCAGAGAGGCATGTAACATCAAGCCGGGGGCAGTCATCCAGGTGCGTCAGATCACTGAAGAACAAGGTGGAGAGCTTCCATTCTGATGACTGCCTACTACAACGAAATCGATCCCTTCGCCACGCAATATCTTCGCAACCTTATTGATGCCGGGCTTATCGCTTCCGGCGTAGTTGATACCCGTTCTGTTGAGGATGTAACCCCAAATGACCTTAAAGGATTCTCACAAGTCCACCTGTTCGCAGGCTTTGGAGGCTGGCCCCGCGCCTTGCGCGTCGCAGGATGGCCAGATGATCGCCCAGTATGGACAGCAAGTTGCCCATGCCAACCTTTCAGCCAGGCAGGCGAAGGAAAGCAATTTGATGATGAGCGGCACTTATGGCCCGCCGTTCATTGGCTTGCAGGCCAGCAACGCCCTGTCGTTATATTTGGCGAACAGTCTTCAAGCAAAGATGCAGAAGTCTGGATCGACCTTGTACAAACTGACATGGAAAGTTTGGGCTATGCCTTCGGGGCGTCGGCGTTTCCGTCTGCGGGCGTCGGTGCGCCGCACATCCGGGAGCGTACTTACTGGCTGGCCGACTCCAACCGCGAGCAATACGAAGAACGCTTATCAGGATGCCGAGAAGGTGATCGCCAGGAAGCTGGCCGGTCGGCAGTCGAACTTGCAGGACTTTGCTTGTCTTGCGGGCTGGCCCACCCCTGCGGCGAGGGATGGAAAGGGCGGGTATCAGGGGGGAAGGATGCGGCACGGGAAGCTGTCAACGGATACGCTGGATGTGACAGCGCAGATAGCAGGCCCGGCCCGGTTAACGGATTCTGGGGATCTGCTGACTGGCTCTTTTGCAGAGATGGAAAGTGGAGGCCAGTTAAACCCGGCCTTAAGCCTCTGGTTAATGGGGTTCCCTCCAGAGTGGGAAAACTACGCGCCAGCGGAAACGCCGTAAATATCTATGCAGCAGCAACCTTCTTAAAAGCCTACATGGAGATCGCGCAATGACCACGGGCTTCCGTGGCCGCTACGAGCCATCACCGCCGCCACCTTATCCGGGTAGTGCACCGGATAATACACGGTACGATTACGAATGGCAGAAGCCAAAATCTGCCATTTTTGTTGATAAGACTCCTGTTGTTGATCTCGTTGAGCTGGGTCAAGAGCAAGAGTTTTTGTCGTGGGTGAAACTCACGCTTGCGCCGCTTCCCCGATTTATCCGTCTGCGCCTGTCCTCCCGCATTGACAGCATTCACACCATGAAGGGCAGGCACATCGCCCGTCTGGCGTTGCGCGATATCATCCGCAGGGATCTGCCCCCCATCAACAGGGTGAATGAGCAATACGCCATAGCGATGACCAGTGAGGCAAAATCTCAAAGCGAGACCGCATTCAGTGAGTTAAATCCGCTTTATCACACATTTAACACTTTGCATGGCCTGGTTGAGCGTTTCAACCACCTGCCAGACTTCACGCCGGAAGACGTGGAATTACTGGCGCAGGATATTGCGATCTATATGCAGGCCGTACTGAGTGATGTTCATGACACCGCGAAACCATTGAACGATCGGCAATACGCTGGCTGTCTCTATAAAGAAGCGGCGCACCTCGCACAAGTCTTCTTTGTCGTCCCGCCTGCATGGAATAAATATTGTCGGGGCAGGCTTTTTATTGATGATGCCGTAACCGGTATTCACAAAATGCGCGATGAGCGTTACTGGCACCGCAGCCTGAAAAAGTACGCCACTCGCTGGCGTGAGCACCTGCATATTGCCTTTGGTGATGTGAAGCGGGGAGCTGCACCGTATTGCAGCAAACATCACGTTGATGAGTGGGACACCAGACGCAAACGCAGCCGTGTGATCATGTCCCGCCTTGAGCTGGAAGATCAGGACACCAAAGAGCGCATTTCGCTTATTGAGCAGATCGATAAGAGCATATCCAACCCGGCATTGCGCCGCGTTGAACTCATGACCCGCATCGGCGGCTTTGAAAAAGTCGCCACCGAAAGCGGCTATTCAGGCCAGTTTTTTACCCTGACAGCACCGTCTAAGTATCATGCCTTTACCATGTTCGGGCATCGTAATGCCAGATGGAACGGTGCCAGCCCCAGAGCAACTCAGCGCTACCTTAACCGGGTATGGCAGAAGATCCGCGCCGAGCTGGCCCGCCGTGAAATCCCGGTCTTTGGCCTGCGTGTTGCCGAACCTCACCATGATGGTACGCCGCACTGGCACGGTCTGCTGTTCTCTTTGCCTGAGCATTCCGCCGAACTGCTGGAAGTCATGGAAGACTACGCCACCCGTGAAGATGCAGAAGAGTTACGGGGCCAGCACGGCAGTGAGCCACGTTTCAAAATGAAACCTATCGATCAGGAAATCGGCAGCGCCACTGGCTACGTGGTGAAGTACATCAGCAAAAATATTGATGGCTACGCGCTTGACGGTGAAACCGACGACGAAACCAACAGGCCGCTGAAAGAAACCGCCAGACACGCCACCGCATGGGCATCGTGCTGGGGTATCCGTCAGTTTCAGTTTCTGGGTGGTGCGCCAGTATCTGTCTGGCGTGAGCTGCGCAGGTTCCGCAATCAGGAACAGGCAGACAGGATTAACCCGCTTTTTTCTGAGCTACATCGCGCGGCAGATGCTGGCGACTGGCAGCAGTATACCCAGTTACAGGGTGGTCCACTGGTTTCCCGCCGTGGTCTGCCTTTGCGCATCTGGTATCAGCCCAAAGAAGAACCCAATGATTACGGTGAGTATCTGGATCTTATCAAAGGTCTGGTTATGCCCCAGACCTCGCTGCCTCCCGTTCAAACCCGGCTTCACTCTTACTGCATTGTGCGTAAGAAAGCGGAAATTTCAGATGACGCAGGTCAGGCCGTTGACCTTGATTTTGACCTTCGGGGCGCGTCTGCGCCCTCTAGGACTCGTGTCAATAACTGTACCGAGGTTAAAAAACGAACAAATTTAGCGCCCGGATCACCGTCATCAATGACAGTGCCAGATGAGCGGGAAGGGCCGGAACAGTTTGAGATCGGTCAGTTGACCCAGGAACAGCGAAAACAGGTACGTGAAAGCCTTCATAACCACAAACCGCAGCGGCAGAAATCGCCTGCTGATGAGTTTGAGTGGCTGGCATACGCCATTACGGGTGGCAGTTGTTCAGATTACGAGCGCGAACGCGCGGAAAGTTACCTCAGAACAGCGAGGGCGATCAGACAGCAAGAGCAGGTTTTATCACCGGCAATTGCTGGTCTGACGGGGCTGGTTCAGTCATGGGCGCAGGTCAAGAAAGTGCAGATCAGTAAGCCGCAGGCCATGCAGCTGGCGCGCGGTAGTGAGGTCACGGTGCTGGATACGGCGTATCGGGCACATCCGGTGACAGGTGAATTGATTGTAACCGGTGTTGATAAGTCGTGGCGTAAGACCCTGGCAAACCACAAAGCCAGCGAACTGATTGGTCGCTGGAAGAAAATAAACCAGAAGGAAATGCATGATGAACAACAAACTGACAAATGAGCGCATTAGGCGCCGTATTGCCGAAATTGAAGACATTCGTTCAGCAAGTCGTGATTTTTGGGGTGGAGATTATGACTACCCTGAAAATTTGGAGCTTCTGGCGCTTCGTGAGATCCAACAATGTCGAAAAGTATTACAAAACACATCGGTGGAACAACCGCAGATTGTGTTACCGGCCATTCCGGCAGGTCGGGCGCGTATTGGTGGTTGCGACTGGCTGGACTGGAATGAACTCAGCCGCCTGGGGCTTATTCGCCGTATTAATACTGAGGTTCTCCACCCGGTTGGGCTGGCGTTATTTCGGGATCCCGAAAGCGGTCATTCACCGGGAGTTTTGATTTCCCCAGATGGCACCTGGACTTCTGCGGCAGAAATTATTAAAGGCAGAAAACCTTAGTCATTTAACCCGGTGCAGTCATCAATGGCTGTGCTGGCCATACCGTCACGCAAAGGCATTTTTGACTGTGTCAGCTGAAGGCGGTACCGCAAAGACAAATGCATCTTTGCTGCAGCCGCGTCATTTATAACTATGGAGTCCTGAGTATGGGATATTTAGGGAGTAAAGCAGCCTCCGGCGCGTATCAGACGATAATCGCTCAGATGCCGCCGCATGATACCTATATCGAAACGCATCTGGGGAGTGGTGCCGTTATGCTGCGTAAGCCGCCAGCACTGCGTAATATTGGCATCGATCTTGATTGTGAAGCATTAAAAAACTTTGCTTTTACCCATCAAATGGCGCACGTCAGCCTGATCAATCATGATGCGGTTGAATATCTGGAATCGTTTGACTTTTCAGCTGCTGGCCGCGTCCTAATCTATGCCGATCCGCCATATCTCCATGAAACCCGCACCAGTCGCGCCCGATACCGTTATGAATATACCGTTGCCGATCATGAGAGGCTGCTATGTTGTCTGCTGGCGTTGCCAAAAAACGTCAGTGTTATCCTGTCCGGTTACCCATCGCGGCTGTATGACCAGACGCTGACCGGCTGGCGTGGTCGTGAGTTTCAGGCTATGACGCGCGGTGGAGTCAGGACAGAAAAACTCTGGATGAATTACGCGCCTGGCGCAGCGTACAGCGCGGATTTTGCGGGTGAAAGCTACATTGAACGGCAGCGCATCAAACGAAAGGCCGCCCGCTGGGCGGCAAAATATCGTCAGTTGCCGCCCGGTGAGCAGCTGGCGATCATGACTGAATTACTCAGCGATCATGGCAGCCCGGAACTGTAGTCTATTGCCTGGTCAGCCTTCTGGCTACCATCCAGCCAACCATCGCACCAAGAACGGCCAGTACCAGCGTACCGATGAAGAAGATTTCAAAGTTTGCAGACATCTGATCTTCGCCATGTATGGGGCCAACAAAGGTTTGACTGATAAACGGCATCAGCAGGTACATTAAACCCGCGCCACATATCGACCCGGCCAGCGTGGAGAGCGTTATTTTGAGTATTCTCATATCATTTTCCAGAACCAGATTTCCTTAGCATTGGCAAAACTCGACCAGAGTCCGTCTATGCTCAGACCCCACTGGATACGAAAGTAACTGAGTTTCGTTGTCAGCCGGTCACCGTTCCAGAGATCGATGTGATCTCCGCTGCGGTTAAGAAGACTTTCATTTCCCCGCCGCCAGTAGTCCTTAAAGAAGATGATCCCGTGCTGATTTTTGAGCACCTTCTCAAAATTATCAGCACTGACTTTCACCATCGGGAAAACGCCCGGTATGCTGGCGCTTCTGAGGGCGTTAGCCAGTTCTTCAGCACGCAGTACATGCCCTTCGCTTTTGGGGTGCAGCCAGCAGAACTGTACCCGCAACTTAGTCACGTCATACCCACATCGCGTCAGTGCTGTGCCAATGCGTATTGCACACTGATCATCAAAAGCTTTATGCCCGTCCTGACGACGACAAGGATTTTCATCACCCTTAACTTCGGGGTGGGCATTCCATAACGCTGAAAAAGTCATACTCATATGCAGTCCTTTACAAGAGAAAATGTCACTATAATCACAAAAATTCAGCCATGCCAGACTCATTAAAATTGCTGCACAATAGTGCACAAATTTGCACAATTTTTTTGAAGCTGTTTATGCCCTTTCTGCCCTGTGTCTGCACGGTCTGGCCCCGGATCGGCAAATGCACAAAAAACGGAGCGAATGTCGCGCACAGGTGACGGGGGAACAGCCCACGCAGCGGGGGCATGGCATGGGGTTTACCCCGTATACTGTAATTCGGGCGATTCTCTGGCTGTTTCAGGGGGGTTTCGGGCAATCTGGTGTCCGGTAACGCTCAGAGATGTACAGCCGTCAGCGTGGCGCTGGTGCGCTGATTAATGAATGGGAAATTGGAGGTTCTAATGTTAGATGATGACCGCGAGGAGGCACTCATGAGTGAGTGGTCGCTGGGCGATTATGATAATGGCGAAAACGGGTGCCCACACTGCGGGCGTCATCGACTATGTATCTGCCCGAACGGAAAACACCGATGCGAAAAATGCAACTGGTCGCCGGAAATTAATGACTATGTGCCTGTAGAGTAGAGCCGCGCTGACTGCGCGGCGGTTGGCTGGCTATTCGGTTTTGAGCAGGGCGTAAGGATTGAAGCGGATCACGTCCTGTCCCAGCCAGTCGTTGACATGCTTCAGTGCTTCCATAACCGGCATCAGTTCATTGATGGCAAAGACGCGCGCGGCTTTTTCAACGTCGCCAAACGATCCTTTCTCACCAGGCATGGCACCCATAAGCTGCGGTGGCACGCGGTGGGCGGCAAGGATATCGTCGCGCGTAACGGATTTGATATTGAGGAATTCATCTTTTGCAGAGATCTGGCTGAACGGCATCAGCTGTACACCATCCTTACCACCGCCCGGCGCATGGATCAGCACGTTTTTGAATGCGCCTTTTCCTCTGGCCTCCGACAGGGTTTTTTGCACCACCTTTATGCTTTCCTGGTCAACCTGCGCCGCGCCCACATAGAGGATGCAGCCAGCGTGCGATCCGTTGTCGTAATAGAGTTTACGGAACTTATCGGCGGAGTGTGACAGGCTGGCAGAAAGCAGCGCGCCCATATATTCCGGCATCCCGTAGATCTCCTGGTGAATATCAGGATTCATTACATGGCAGACCTCACCCGCTTTAAACATGTACTCATCCTTCCACTGACGGATAAACCAGTACGTGTCCAGATCGCTGCCGCGACGCGCATACTTGGCAGGAACATGGCGCAAGGTCAGCGGCTCATTCAGGCGGTTACGGCGTCGCTCCAGATAGCAATTACCGAAAACAAACCAGTCCAGTACGAAAGCGGAAAATGCCTGACGGCTCAATAGCGGATGGGGAATATAGCACCCAGTCAGTGCATTGCGTTTAAAGTAAAGCGCCGACTGATGCCATGACGCCTGGCCGAAAGAACGGGCCAGCCCGTACCAGTCAACCGGCGTCTCAAAGTATCGGCCATTATCGGCGCAGTACATGTTATCCAGCAGATCATAACCGTCCGTTACCGGGTACGGGCCGTCGAACGTGAAGGCGCTGAGTGCCGGATCGCCCCTGAGCACTCCCGCCATGTCAGTCTGGCCGGAACAGCCATTTTTGACAGTGTGAGCGTTGTTATACCTGCGCTTCTTCATCAGAACTCCATAGCAAACCCGCCGCTGCCACTCTCCTGGCCCAGCGGTTCGTTAATAATGGCGAGCATGTTCGCCCAGGCTAAGTCGCCGTGGCTCACGCCGCGCGAGCGGTCAGTGTCATAGGTGATGAATCCGCCTGGTGTTTTCACTTTGCGAACGGAGTTGAACGCGTTGATCAGGGCACGCTCGCTGTGATCATATTCCCAGCGCCCGGCGCGGATCAGCTGTAGCATTTTCAGCACCAGGGCGCGCTTTGACGTCATTGACATGGTGTAAGGCATTGCCACCGGGAAAAACTTCTTCACTATCTGATACACGGCCTCTCCGTTACCGCCCGTCACGTCAATGCCTACATGCTGTACGTTGTATTTGAAGGTGAACTTTTCGATAACTTTCGCCTGTTCTTCAAACTCAAGGCCGCGCACCTGTTCCGTTTCGACGGTGCGAAATTTACCTCCCGGAACCAGTGGCGGCACCACAACGCAAATCGCGCCGCTGTCACCGTTGCCGCTGCTGCCGTTAGCGTCATAGCCAATCCATACCGGGCGATCACCCATCGGCCTCGACGCAAAAGGTTTCCAGTCCGGCCATTCGTCATAACCATCAGCCCCGCAGCCAATCAGGGCATTAAGGTTGAAGGCAGACTCGCCATCGCGAACGAACTCGCACATGTACAGGTTGCGGAATTCATCCTCGCTGTTTTCGTCCTGGATTTCTTCGAGGTCGGTATACTCCCAGCCGTTTTCTATCACATCCTTAAGGGTGACAATCTGGCGCCAGGTTTTATCCGGGCACAGCAGCCCGCTGTTCAGCGTTTTCCAGCCCACATCAAAGGCTTTACGCTGTGCCTTCGGGCGTTTCTCATTCCAGCGGTCGCCCGTCCAGAACGGGTAAGCCTCATGGGTTTCGCCTGACGGCGTGGAAAAATAGGTACGCGTCAGCCCCTTCAGCGTTGCCATCGCACCAGCCACTTTGCGTAGCTTGGTGAAATTGCTCACCCAGAAGAATTCGTCAAACTTCAGGTTGCCGGTGTACGACTGCGCCGTGGCGGCAGAGGTGCCGAGGAAATGTAACTCAGCACCGTTACTCAGTACGATTTTGTCGCCACCTTTAAGCTCAACGTCCACCTCTTCCGCCACCTTCTGAATGAACCCCCTGAACTGGTGTGCCTGACGACGGGATGCGGACAGAAATATCTGGTTGCGCTGATACGGGTATTGCACATCGTCGCGCAGCGCATCAAGCAACGCTTCTCGTGCAAAGTACCAGGTCGCGCCAATCTGGCGGGACTTCAGTATCATGCGGTTTCGGTGGTGGCGTTGTTCATACCAGCCGCGTTGATGCCACGAAAGGGAATCAAGTATTTTCTCCCGCAGCGCAACGGTCTGTTCTTCGGTGAAGTGGTTTTTCAGCTTGCGTTTGCGCGGCTTTTTACCTGCGTCAGCCCCTGCCGGTTGTACGTCAGACAGCTTTTTCAGTTGCCGGGTAAGCAGGTCAATCTCTTTAAAGTCTCCCCCGGTCTTGTTTGTCTTGTCCGTAAGCTGAATGAGGCGGGCATCCATCGACTGGCTGACGCGCTGGATCGGGGGCGTCTGGTCCCATTCATCGCGTTTCTTCCATGCGTAAATGGTGTTCTGATTAATTCCCATCAGGCGCGCAATTTCCGCTGGCGGATAGCCCTGCCAGTAAAGTTGTTTTGCCCGCTGTCGTACAAAGGCATCCTGTATCATCGGCCCTCCACCGTTTATGGAGTGAAGGTTACCCCGCGCGCGATCCCGCTACCGCCCCCTTTATGGTCTGGCCTTCCTCCGACAACAAAACCTCGTTGAGACAGCTGGTTACGCTCTGCCATCATTGCCGTACAGAAACCACTCAACAGGATTATCGACATGGCCAGCGCAGCTAAACCCGCCCGTAAGAAATTCCGCGTTGCCGTCTCCGGCCCGACAATTGATGGACGCGAGATAAGTAGTAATGACCTTTTTGCGATGGCGGAAGCATACGACCCCTCCGTATACGGGGCTGTGGTTGATATTGAGCATTATCTTTCTATGTCCCCGGACAGCACATTCAGTGCCGTGGGGCATGTAACATCGCTTTCTGCTGAAGCTATTTCAGACGGCGCGTTAAAGGGCAGGACAGGGCTTTATGCAGAGATTGAACCTTCGCCCCGAATGAAACAAATGATCGATGACGGGAAGAAGACTTATACCAGTATTGTTATTGATCCTAATTTTGCGGCGACCGGAAAGCCTTACCTTCGTGGTCTGGCTATGACTGATACGCCTGCAAGCCTTGGTACCGAGCGGCTTAAATTTGCCGCGCAGCAGTTCCAGTCCATTCAGCGATTTAATCAGAAGTCCGGTGATGACGCGCTATTTACCGAAGCCATTGAGGCTGAAGTTGTAGAACTGGCTGAACAGCGAAGCGATGAGGGCAAGCAGTGGTTCAGCCGCGTTATGGGGATTATCGGCAAAGGCCGTAAATCTGAAAGCGAACAGTTCAGCCAGGTGCATGACGCGGTGGAGAACGTCGCTCAGTCCCATGCCGATCTGCTGGACAACTTCAACGACCTGAGCCACGCCCGCGAACAGGACAGCCAGACCATCCAGAAGCTGACCGCAGACCTTGCCGCGCTGACCAGCAGGCTGGGGAGTGAGGATAACAACTTCTCTCAGCGCCAGCCTGCCAGCGGCGGTAACAACAGCGTACAGCAAGCCGATTTCTGAATAACCGTTAAGCGAGATACGAGCACATGGAAAACTCAACCCGTAGGCTTTATAACCAGTACATTGCCCGTCAGGCCCTGCTTAACAGCGTACAGCCCGGCGACGTGGCGCAGGCTTTCAGCGTGGATCCATCCGTTCAGCAGCGCCTTGAAGCCGCAGCAATGGAAAGCGATGAATTTCTCAAGAATATTAACGTCTTCGGTGTGAAGGCGCAGGAAGGCCAGAAAATCCTGATTGGCAGCAAAGGTCCAGTCGCCAGCACCAACGACAGCAGCGATGGCTCTGCACGTCGCCAGCCGGTAGACAATCACTCAAAAGAGCCAAATAAATACCGCTGCCGCAAAGTGAACTATGATTCCGCCGTCAGCTATGCGCAGCTTGATGCGTGGTCAATGCAGCCAAATTTTCAGGCGTTGATCAGCCAGGCTAATGCCCGACAGATTGCCCTTGACCGCATCATGATCGGATTTAACGGCACTTCTTATGCTGAGAAATCTGACCGTGTAGCGAATCCGCTGTTGCAGGATTGTGGCACTGGCTGGCTGCAAAAAATCCGTAATGACGCCGAATACCGTATCATCAAAGGCGTTACGCTGACCTCGCGTGATGAAGATAACAAGGTTGTGGCTAAGGGAACTTACGGCAATATCGACGCCGCCATTTTCGACGCCAAAAACAGCCTGCTTGATCCCTGGCACCGCAAAGCACCCGATCTGGTTGTAATCATGGCCTCTGACCTGCTGACAGCCAGCAACTTCCCGAAACTCAACGCACTGAGTCAGACCAACCCAAACAGCGAGCTAATCGCCGGTCAGCTTATTGTCAGTCAGGAGCGCGTGGGTGGACTGCCAACCTTCTTTGCACCTTACTTTCCGTCTGACGGCGCACTGATCACCTCGTTCAAAAACCTGTCTGTGTATTACCAGCTGGGCGCGCTGCGTCGCAGCATTATCGAAGAGCCACATTACAACCGTATCGCAACCTACCAGTCATCTAATGACGATCACGTTGTTGAAGACTACGGCAAGGTGGCGTTTATCGATGGTATTCAGTTTGCCCAGGCCGAACCGGTAGGCGAGTGACAGAAGCGGCGGGGAGAAATGACGATGTTAACACCGGCACAACGACACTTTCAGAAGGTCATGGCAGAACGCCGGGGGCAGGCGGATGAAGAATCCGATTTCCAGCGCACCGCGCATGAGCAAATTCTGCATCGCCTGCGCCTGGACCTGTCCCGCCTTAGCGGCGTGCAGTCCGAAGAAACCAAAGCCGAAATGAAGAAAGCCATGCTGCCTGAATACGAGGGATGGATTGACGGCACGCTCGACGGCGACAGCGGGCGGGAGGATGAAGTCATTACCCGGCTGATGGTCTGGGCGATTGACTGTCGTGATCATGCGCTGGCGATGCAGCTGGGACGCTACGTGGTACGCCACGGACTGACACTGCCGGATAACTTCAACCGCACGGCAGCAACATTCCTGGCCGAAGAAATGAGCAAACCAGTGCTGACGCTTGCCGCCGCCGATGCCGACGCTGATTTATCAGACAGTACAGCAACGCTTGATGAAGTGGCGGACATTGTTGCCGACAGCGATATGCCGGATGTGGTGCGCGCCAAGTTGTGCAAGGCTCGTGCGCTGGCCCGCCGTGGTACGACTGATGTAACAACCAAAGCTGAAGCGCTGGCGCTGTTCCGTGAGGCGCTGACGCGCAACCCCAACGCCGGGGTGAAAAAAGAGATCGCCACGCTTGCCCGTGAAGTTAAGAAACTGTCTGCGGAGGATGGCACGGATAAAGGGGAAGCGGCCAGCATCGACAAAACTGACGGTACTGCCGGGTCTGTTCCTGAAAAGGCCACCGCCAGCGCAGCGGCTAAAACGTCTGTACGTAAAACCACGACTAAGACGGCAACAGGCAAAGCGGCAACCCGCAAACCTGCCAGCCAGAAAAAGAATTAACGACTTCGGCCCCGTCCGACAGGCGGCGCGGGTGGATATCTGCCCGTATTCGGTCTTTTGACCACCCGCCCACCGCCTGATTTATGGGAGATAAGTGCATGAGCAGCCTTGTGGCAAACAAGCGCGTATTGCCTGCCGGGAGTGATACCCCCGATGTTGATGATGGTGACGCCACCGTCAGCGCCGGGGACTTCTGGCCGGTGATTAAGTTGAGCGATCTCCGTCTGGCCGCGCGCATCACCGGGGGTATCACCACGTCCAGGCTGATGCATGTCACCACGGAAGCGGTAGCCCATGTCACCGCGCAGTTGCTGGACTGGCGTGCCGGTCAGGTCAAAGCAGGTTTTCACACGTTGGAAGATGTGCCTTCAGCCCTGCCATCAGGTGAGATGGAAAAGCTGATGATCAACGGTGAAAACGTGAAGGTGTACCGCTTCCGACGTGCGGTCTATTCGATTGCCAGGGCGCTGGTCCTTGAGGGCTATCGCGATGTTGATACCACGGCGAAAGGCGACAAAGACGCCACCGCGCTTGACCTGCAACGGGATGATCTCTGGCGGGATGCCCGCTGGAGTATCGCTGATATTCGCGGCGCGCCGCGACTCTATGCGGAGCTGTGCTGATGAAGGTTAAAGCGTTACAGGGGGATACGGTGGATTTGCTTTGCTGGCGTCACTACGGCACCACGCAGGGCGTGACCGAAAAAGTATTATCTGCCAATCCCGGACTGAGCCAGCAGGTTTTTCTGGATACCGGACAGGAGATCGAGCTGCCGGAAATCACCCGCAGCACAAAACGGGAGACAGTGCAGCTATGGGATTAGGTTTTTTTCAGCGTCTGAATGACTGGCTGACGTTCACCATGTCAGCGTTGGTAACGGGCATCGGTGTAATGACATTAAGCGAAAAAATAGCGCTGGCCGGGCTGCTGATCGGGATAGTTTTTGGTCTCCGTGGCTGGCTTTATCGGGCACGCATTGAACGCGGCCAGCAGCGTCGCAACGATCTGATTAATCAGATTCTGCTACAGGCGGAACGCCATCCGCTCAGCGCTGCCGACAGGCGCGCACTTTCACTGCTGCAACAGGATGCCCCGGAAGATGAAAAAGCCTGTTAGAAAATGTGCGATTGCGGTCATCGTCGCGCTGGGCGCCACGCTCAGCCCCGCCACGTTGCGCACCTCACAGGAAGCTCAGCAGAAGATAGCGGCCTGGGAAGACTGCCGTAAAACCCCCTACTACTGCCCCACCGGCGTGCTGACGGTCGGGATTGGCTCAACAGGTGGGGTTGAAAACCGCGAATACAGCGACAGTGAAATTGCCGGTCGCTGGGTTAACGATCTGACGCGGGCAGAAAACTGTATTAACCAGAATTTTGAGGCGGCGTATATGTCACAGTCAGCGTTTGAGGCGATGACCGATGCGGCGCTTAACGTAGGTTGTACCGGCCTGATGTGGTTCACCAACGGGCAGGGACGAAAACAGCGCACCACTATCTGGAAGAATGCCCGGTCACATGACTGGCAGGCGATGTGCAACCGCCTGACGGACTTTGTTAACAGCGCAGGTCAGCGCAGTCAGGGGTTGGTTAACCGAAGAACGGATTTCAAAGCCTGGTGCCTGCGTGATATGGAGAACACCCGGTGAAACCGGCACTGACGGTAGCCGTAATGCTCTGTGGTCTGGCCGTCTGGTGGTTCAGCCAGCAGCGTTATATGGCCGGGTATAGCAAGGCTGATGCTGAGTGGTCGCTGAAATGGAAACAGCGTGATGCGGATGATGCCACAGCGCTGGCTGAACGCCAGCGCTGTGGCCAGAAAAGAAGAGCAACGCCGACAGGGGGAAATTGATGAGATCAGAAAACAGGCCAGCCAGCAGCTTGCTGACACTCAGGCTGATGCCGATCGCGCCCGCGCTGCTTCTCGTGGGTTGCACGACAGGGCCGGTAAACTCGCCAGGCAGCTGGCAGAACGTGAGCGCGCCTGCGGTGCCGGTACTCCCGGCAGAAGCCAGGCAGAAACCAGCGGAGCCGCATTGCTTGCCGACCTGTTCCGCCGCGCTGATGAGCGCGCGGGAGAGCTGGCAGGAGAGGCTGACAAGGCAAGAGCCAGAGGGCTGGCCTGCGAAGCTGCCTATGATTCAATCAGCCGACTGAGGTAATACCATGCTGAAAGCAGATTCTCTGCGCGAAATGCTGACCCGCGCAAACAAATGGTGCAGGGCCAACCCTGAAGCCTTCACCGTGTTTGTGGAAGAGGGAAACATTGAAACGACCGGCGAAACACCGTCATTCATGTACCGTTATACCCTGGTGTTGTTTGTGATGAATTTTGCCGGTGATATTGATGATTTCACCCTGCCGCTGATGGCATGGCTCTGGAACAACCAGCCCTGCCTGCTGCTGAACCCGGAGAAGAACCGGGACATTAAATTTACGACGCTTATTAACAACGATGACACCGCCGATATTCTCTTTGAAATGCCGCTTCGCGAGCGGGTAAAAGTCTCCCTGGATGAAAACGGCATACCCCGCGCGGAGCATTTGCCGGAACCCAGACCGCGCATCCCGTCAGCGGACGGAGACTGGAGCACTGTCTTTGACGATGCCACATGGGAGGCTGCATGAATCAGGATATCTTCCGTGAGCTGGATCAGGTGTTCAGCGACATCCTGTCAGGCACCTCGCAGGCCGGACGTATCCGCACCGCGCGTGCTGTCGGGCAGGCGCTGAAACGCAGCCAGCAACAGCGTATCAGAGCGCAGAAAAATCCCGGAGGATCGGCGTATCCTGCACGCCGCCGCAGGGTGCTGCGCTCACAGCAGGGTATTGTTTTTATCTGGCAGGGTGAGATCCGACGCCTGAAGAACTGGCACGGTGGCCGGGGAAAGTACGGGCGCACCCTGACAGGCTTTGACGAGGAACGCAACGCCATTCGCACATTCTACCGCAGCGATATCGAACGCTATATCGAAATCAACATGCAGTCAGTGCGCCACAGCACCACAAAGAAAGTGCCGATGTTTCAGCGGTTACGAGGTTATCGCTTTCTCAAAGTGCGCGCTGATGCAGGCGGCACTAACGTTGGCTTTGATGGCGTGGCCGCACGTATTGCCCGTGTCCACCAGTACGGCCAGCGCGATCAGGTCGGGCCGGGTGCTTTTGCTAAATATCCGGTACGTGAGCTGCTGGGCTTTACCGCTGGCGATGAGCGGATGATTACGGAACAGGTGATTAACAGCCTGGGGAGCGTCGCACGGTGAACGCTGAACTGATCCGCCTGCTGGAAAATATTCTTCGTGGCGGCGTTGTTATTGCCGTTGATGAAGAGAGCTGGCGAGTGCGTGTGCAAAGCGGCGAACTTCAGACCGACTGGCTACGCTGGAACGCCACACGCGCCGGGGTGTTCAGTATCTGGGTGCCGCCTTCAGTCGGTGAGCAGGTCTTGCTGGGCTGTATTGGTGGCAACCCTGAAACGGCAGTCATTATCTGCAGTCTGTACAGCAACGCTAACCCTGCACCGGGCAGCAGCCTGAAAGAGATGGTGCTGACAGCGCCAGACGGTGTCTCTTTCCGCTATGACGCACAGGCCGGTGCACTGGAAGCGCAGGGTATAAAGACCGCACATATCAAAGCCTCTGCCAGCGTCACGCTTGAAACGCCGGTGGTGGAATGCACCGACCATCTGAAAGTGCGGACGTTCGAACTGACGGAAGGCGGCACGATGAAGGGTAATATCACTCATTCTGACGGATCGCTTTCGTCTAACGGCAAGGTGCTGCACACGCACAAGCACCCAGGCGACAGCGGCGGCACTACAGGGACACCGTTATGACAGTCCGTTATACCGGCATGAACCCGGACGGCACCGGCCTGCTTACCGACAACGATCAGCTGTGGAATTCCGTGCGCGACATCCTGACCACACCGCTGGCAAGCCGGGTAATGCGCCGGGATTACGGCAGTCTGATCCCCGATTTGCTGGATGCCCCTCAGAACGAAGTGACGCGCCTGCAATGTATGAGCGCCGCCGCGATTGCGCTTACGCAGTGGGAGCCGCGCATCGCCCTGAGCGGCATCAGTATTAGCTATTCAAAAGATGGCGCTGTTACCGCTGAACTGAGCGGCATCATTACCGAAACCATGCAGGCGGCGGGCAGCGTGTTGACGCTCAGGAGTGGCAGCAATGGCAACGGTTGATTTATCGCAGCTACCACAGCCGCAAATTATTGAAGTACTGGACTTTGAAGCCATTCTCAGCGAGGTAAAAGCAGCGATGGTTGCAGCATTTCCGCAGGCACAGCAGGCATCTGTTACTGCCGCGCTGGAGCTGGAATCTGAACCGCTGAACATCATAGCGCAGGTGATCGCCTACCGCGAAATGGTGCTCAGGCAACGAATTAATGACGGCGCAGCAGCGTGTATGTTGAGCCACGCGGTTTCATCCGATCTGGATAACCTCGCGGGCAACCTTGACACCGAACGTCTGATTATTACCCCGGCAACGGCAACCACCGATGCGGTAACGGAGAGTGACAGCGCATTACGATTGCGCGCGCAGGCGTCGTTTGACGGACTGAGCGTCGCCGGGCCGAGCGGCGCATATGAATATTTTGCCCGCAGCGCCAGCGGCCAGGTGGCGGATGCGAACGCAACCAGTCCGTCACCCGCCGTAGTGGTGGTTTCCGTGCTGTCCTCCGAAGGAGACGGTACGGCCAGCGATGAGCTGCTGGCAACGGTAAATCAGGCGCTTTCTGCTGATGACAGGCGTCCTGTCGGTGATCGCCTGATCGTACAGTCTGCGGAAATCGTGAATTATCAGATAGACGCGCTGCTGTATTTCTACCCCGGCCCGGAGTCCGAGCCAATCCATACCGCCGCGCAGGCCGCGCTCCAGTCATGGCTGAGCCAACAGGGCAGGATTGGCCGCGGCGTTGCGCGCTCTGCCATCATCGCAGCACTGCATGTTCAGGGCGTGCAGCGCGTGGAGTTGCTGGAGCCTGCCAGCGATATTGTGATTGCCGATACGCAGGCGGCACGCTGTGAGTCCTTCACGATTACGGAAGGTGGTACCGATGAATAGTCAGATACTGCCGCCTTCATCCAGCGACTTTATGCGTTGCACCACTCAGGCCACGGAACGGCTAACCGATATCCCCGTCGATCTGCGCAAGCTGTGGCATACGAAAGATTGTCCTGTCGATCTGCTGCCGTATCTTGCGTGGGCGCTGTCCGTTGACCGCTGGGATAAGAACTGGTCAGAACAGACTAAGCGGCAGGTGATTAAAGCCTCCTGGCTGGTTCACCGCCAGAAGGGCACCATTGCAGCACTGAGGCGGGTTGTGGAACCCTTTGGCTATCTGCTGAGGGTGATCGAGTGGTGGCAAAGTGATGAGGAGCCGGGAACCTTCCGGCTTGAAATCGGTATTCAGGAACAGGGGATAACCGAGGAAACCTGGTCCGAACTGGAGCGGCTGATTGACGATGCCAAACCCCGCAGCCGCCACCTGAAAGGGCTGTCCCTTTCGCTGCAATCTTCGGGGGCGTTTCATACAGGTGCTGGGTGCTGCCTGGGCGATACGCTGACCGTGTACCCTTACTTTCCTGAAACTACAGCCGTGGGCGGTCACAGTTACACCGGCGCGGCAGTCCATTTAACTGACATCGTGGAGGTCACAGGTGGCAACTAAATATTTTGCCCTGTTAACATCCGTCGGAGCGGCAAAGCTGGCGAATGCTGCCGCGCTGGGAGAACAGCTGGAAATTACCTCAATGGCCGTGGGCGATGGGGCCGGTGAGTTGCCGATGCCGGATGCTGCACAAACCACGCTGGTAAATGAATTACGGCGCGGCCCGCTTAATACACTGAGCGTTGATCCGGATAATACCAACCAGATAATTGCAGAACAGGTGATCCCGGATAGCGCCGGAGGGTGGTGGATACGCGAAATTGGCCTGTATGATTCGTCGGGCGATCTGATTGCCATAGCCAACTGTGCGGAAACCTACAAACCACAGCTACAGGAGGGCAGCGGGCGTGTTCAGGTTATTCGTATGATCCTGATCGTCAGCAGCACCGACGCGATCACGCTGAAAATCGATCCCTCTGTCGTACTGGCAACCCGCCAGTATACGGATAATGCCCTGACTACGGCTCTGAATAATCTGAATCTTAACGATGCAGCCAGAATGGGCGTGGCAACAGCGGCGCAAATGGCCGAGGGAACGGCAACCGATCTGCTGCCAAGCGTGGCAGCGGTGATGGGACTGTTCAGCAAAGGCCCGTTTACTGCCAATGACTATGTGCGCATTCCCGATGTACCGGGTGGATTAATTATTCAGTTTGCTACGGTGAGATCGGGCGCATCCGGTGCCTGTGCCTGGACACACCCGATCCCGTTTCCTGGTGCAAGGCTTGCCGCATGGGGTATTTGCCATCGTACTAACGTTAGCGGTACCGACTCCCCGACAATCTCATTTGATGATATCTCTGACGTAACGCCAAAAACGGTCACTAACTTTAACCTGCGCGTCAATGGCGCGGCAGGCGCGTATTCTGCCTGTGTAATGGCCCTGGGGTACTGATATGACACAAGCTTATTTTTCACCCTCACTGAAATCATTTATTCCGGCAGCATGGAAAGATGATGGCACCTATGATGACGTAACATGGCCGTCAGATGTGGTTGCGGCAACCGATGAAGAAGTTGAAAATTACTGGAAGCAAACGCCCCCCGAAGGAAAACGGCTGGGTTGTGTTAACGAACGTCCGGTGTGGATTGACGAACCGACATTAACTCCTGAACAACAGACTGAACTGGCTGAACAACAAAAGGGTGTGTTGCGGGCAGAAGCACAGGCAACGGTCAGCCTGTGGCAGACGGAACTTCAGCTTGGCATTATCAGCGATGAAGATAAGGCTCGTCTGATTGCGTGGATGAAATATATTCAGGCGCTGAATGCGGTTGATATTACTACCGCTCCTGATATTGACTGGCCGGTCAAACCTGCATAGTCCCTCGTACCGTCATACAACGTCAGCTCTGACCATGTTGGCCATACGCATTCAGCACGGTTAATCGGGACGTTCTCAGATGAAAAAAAAGCGGGCCCGCTGCCCGCTTCCGTGAAGGTCTCCCCGTCAAAATAACCCTGCCAGGTTGTCACTGGCTGAATTGTAAGCCAAGATTGTTTTGTCTTTCAGACCTGAAAGCAAATCACCAACGGACGAGGCTTGCAGCCGCTCGCGCAGGTCTTCATCGCAGCGCTGAAAGTTGATCGAGAATGTTATTTTTTTCGCTTTCCCGTAGCGGTCAAACTCCGTATGCGTGGCCTGTAGCCCGGTCAGTACATACATCCCGTAAATCTGCCCCGCACCGCTGATGAGTGGCCAGGGACGCCCGGTGTATGCCTGCGTTGCAAGCACGGTGAGCGACACGTCACCACCCGTAATTTCAGGGTAAAGCACTCCGTCAAGGTTGATCTGCGTCTCCCCCGCGCCAATGTACTGCCATTTTGCCGATCGGTTAATGCGGTCATTTTTGACGTGCCGCCACGCCAGAGAGTGCCGCAACTGCTGATACGGCAGCGTTTTCAGCTCAAATACAAACATCCCGAATATCATCATCATAATATTGCCTCCTTAATCCCTGTCTCTGAAGCTGCTGCGGCTGAGTCGTTCACGCCGGGCCAGCTCCGCGTTGACCGCATCGGCGGCAATCCGGCCAATTTCGCGGGCGTCCTGTCGATCAACACCGTGAAGATGCACGTGAATTTCCCCCGTAAAGCCGCCTGCGGTAATCGGCGTACTGCTGGCGCTGCGGCTGACGGGCGGAAGTTGCGCCTGTTTGACGGGCAGCGATGCCGCAACCACGGTAGGCCGTGCGCTTAACCCGTTGTTTCTGACCGTGCTGGCCAGCCGCGATTCCTGCCACTCCCCACGGACGGCCAGCGCACGCGGCAGGTTTTTAAACACAATATCGCCAGGACCGATTTTCTTCGTGTTGTCGGCTGTGGCTCTGGTGTTGCTGTCAATATTCTCTAAACGGCGCATAGCGCCGCTATCGCCGGTCAGCAGTGATGTGAGCTGCGGTGCTCCGGGCGGGGTGGTATTTACGTTATTATTTATCCCTGTAGAGACGGGCGACCAGCTCCACCCCTTTTGCACCATTTTTTTCTGTTGCGGATCCCATTCCCACATCACAGGGGCTTTTTTAAGACTTTCAGCCTTCAGACGTGCAGCTTCCAGACCGGAAGGTATAAGGTCGAGTTTTTCCAGGATCCAGCCGATCCCTTCCATGAGGGTAGTCAGCGGCAGCAGCAGTAACTGAAGTGCGCTCCCCAAGACTTTACCGAACGTTTCCCCTGCTGATGCACATTTATCGAGAGATTCACGGCTACTTTCAACAGGCGGAAACAGTTTTACAAACCATTCCCAGACTTTGCCAACAGCATCACTGATTGCAGAGAAGGCTAACGAGAGAGCAAAAAAAGCGTCACGAAATGGAAACAGTTGCTGGATGACCCCACTGATAAAACCAGTGAAAAAGGCTTTTATTGGCTCCCAGAATCGCCAGATTAGTAGCCCGGCAGCGATGAACGCCGCGCCAATAAGCCCAATGGGACTGAGCAGGAATGAAAGCGTGGTACCGAGTACGGAAACCGCCGTTGTGATCAAGCTCCATAAGGCTGGCAGTCCCGTCAGGCGCAGGGCCAGCATCCCCATACTCTTAGCCAGCGCTCCCAACGCGGCACCGGGTGCCAGAAACGTCCCCATCAGCCCGGCGCGCATGGCGGGCATGATTGCAGATACCCCGCGCATTTTTCCGGCCAGTGTGCCAAGAACTGCCCCCCATCCGCGCACGCCTGCCATTACCGGGCCGGAAGCGGTTCCAAGCGTTCTGAGGGTGGCAATTGTTCCGGTTATCCCCCTGCCGCCCGTCAGCAGGGCAAAGCCTAACTGAAGTTTAGCCAGCGGCCCCAGCAGCAGGCCAATCGCCAGCGATATGCCGCCAATGGCGACGGTCAGGGCCAGAACGCTTCCACCAACGAGCACCAGTGATTTGGTCAGTTCAGGATTTTTATCAACCCAGCCTTTCATAGCCGTTATGATGGTGGTGAACGATTTCGCCAGCTGACGAAGCGGCCCGTCAAGCGTATCGCTGACCGCAATACGAAAACCCTCCCAAGCGCTGGTTAGCTGCATCAGATCGCCCGGCAGATTGTCAGTCATGGTCCGCGCAACTTTCTGACTCTCTTTATTTTTATGCGCTCCCGATATCCCCTCATACAGGTCACTAAGATAGCCATCACCCGCGCCCTCAATGATGGCCTGAAGGCCAACGAAGCCCTGTTCACCCGCAATATCCTTGAGGAAGCTGATTTTTGCAGGCCCGGTATATTTCGCCATTTTCTGCTGTAGCTCCAGCAGCAGTTCAAAAGGCTTCTTCATTTCACCCGTTGCATTCACTGACTCAACGCCCAGCTCATGCATCGCCTTTTTACCTGCCGGGGTTTGCACAGCCAGCCGTGAAAGGCTGCGTCTCAGCGCCGTACCTGCATCGCCGCCTTTAATCCCCATACGTGCCAGTGCGCCGGTAAGCGTGGCGGTTTCCTCCAGGCTGAAACCCATCGCCTTTGCCACCGGTCCGGTGTACTTCATGGTTTCGCCAAGCTCGCGCAGGTTTGTATTGGTGCGGGTGAATGCACCCGTAAGCACGTCGCTGACGCGATCCATTTCCGATGCGGCAAGGCCAAACTGTGAAAGGATATTGGTGCCGATATCCGCCGTTTCGCCCAGGTCCAGATCGCCCGCCAGCGCCATATCAAGCACACCTGGCAGAGCAGCACGAACGGACGCTGGCGTAAACCCTGCCATCGCAAGGAACGACTGTCCGCGTGCGGCATCCGTAGTGGTAAATGCGGTTTCAGCACCCAGTTTTTTTGCCTGCTCCCGCAGGGCTGAAAAATCAGACGAGTTTTTATCGATCCGGGTCAGTGCCTGAACGCGCGACATTTCCTTGTTGAAGCTCAGCGCCGGAGCCAGAAAACGCCCGCCTGCGTAACCGGCAGCGGTGGCACCCGTAACCGCAATCGTGCCGCCGCCGCGCAGCTTACCTGCCGTTTGTTGCACCCGGTCATAACGTGCGCGTGCCTGCGTAACCGCTGCCAGCTGGCGGCGCTGGCGCTCCAGCGTCTGGTTATACTGTTCGGTGCGGCGAATGGCGCTCTGAATAGTCCTGTCGCTGCCGACCAGCGAAACGCCGTGGCTCCGCAGCGCCTGTGAGGCGGCGCGAAGCTTAACCATTTCCTGAGTGCGTGTGGCGTTAAGTCGCTCCAGCTTTGCGGCCAGCGCCGCCATGTGTGCTTTCTGTTTCTCTGTAAGCTGAGTGCCTTCCTGCTGCGCCTTACTCAGGCCGTTAAACGCACGGCTGGTTTCATCAATCTTGCGGGAAGTCTTTTGGACACTGTCGCGCAAACGGTTGAACGTGCGGGACTGGCTGTCCAGATCTTTAATGCTGGACTGCGTTTTTTTGAGGGATTCAGACAAACCGCCCGCACTCTGGCGGGCGGCACTGACCGGGCGGGTGAGTTTATCAATCGCGCTGAACACGACGCGGATATTAAGGCTTTTCACTGTCACTGGCTCCACTTCGGACAGCCGCCCGCTCACGCCAGGCTATGACTTCGCCCAGTTCCATCGTGAAGACTTCAGAGGGCGGCCAGTTGAAAACAACCGCGATATCAGCGACCAGATCGTCGATCAGGTCAAACCGCAGGAGTGTTACTGATTCTCCGTCTCCGCCTCGTTCGATGCTCCAGACCCCGCAGGCGTCAAAAAAGGGACGAGCGCTTCTGACAGGCTGACGAAATCACGGGTATCCATTTCATTGATTTCGGTCTGTTTGAGGCGTGGTGACGTGACGCGGGTCAGCAGCACTGCCACCGAATCCACATCCATATTCAGCACGTTGACCAGCTTCAGCCCGCGCAGGGAGCCAGCCTGTCTGATCTCATCGTTGATAGCAACCTGTGAGATTGTCTCATTATCACGAACGATTGGTTTCGCCAGCGTAATGGTGTTATCGGTTTTACTGTTCATGGTTAAATGCTCCGGGCGGCACCTGTGCGCCGCCACTTATCAGGTTAATCAGTTACCCATACCCAGCGCAGAGGTAATACGGTCAGGATAGATATTGCTGCCGTCTTTTTTGTAGATAAAGTTCAGCAGGTCAAACTCAAACAGCGGCTTATCGTCGATGGTGAGCCTGTAATAAGTGTTCTTCATGGTGTAGCTGACGGAAGTATCTTCTCCCTGCTTGCTTTCGCCGCCGTCCATTTCGGTGATGCGACCGCGCAGTTCGACCTCAACCAGCAGGCCTTCGCCATCGGTGTAATACTCCCCGGCGAAGCGGAATCGGGTTTCATCAATATCCCCGCAGTAGTTCAGCAGCAGCGACTGAACCAGCCCGCCAACCACCATCGTGGTATCCAGCGCGCCACTGTCCAGACCGAGATCCACCGCAGCGGAGCCAATCATCCCGCCCGCCTGAAAATCTTCAGTCTTGCGCGTCAGCTTTGGCAGCGTCACCGAGGTGACTTTGCCGATGCAGTTGCTGCCGTTCACAAAGCAGGTGAACAGGCGCAGTTTATGAGGAACCGCCATTTATGCACCTCCCAGCGAAGAGAACGCCGATTCAAAGTATTCATCGGTAAAGGTCTGATACAGCGTCAGATCTTCCAGCGGCGGAACCGGCGTATATTTATAACGAATGCGCAATTTTCCCTGGCGCAGATCGGTAGTGCCGTTATCCTCAATATCAAACCAGCATTCACCGCCAATCAGCCTCCCTGATGTGACCAGGGCAGAAATCTTCCCGCTGATACCGCTAACCACGTCCTTGACGTTGGCCGGGGTCAGCGGCTCGTCAGCGGCTTCAAACTGCGCTTCTGCAATGCTGTCAGCCAGAATCTGGGCGGTGCGGGTATAAACCTCAAAGAGGTAATCACTGGTTTCTGTGGTGCGGTTGCCCCAGAACCGGAAGCCGTTACGCTTGATAAGCGTCGTTACCTCCTTGTTGTTCAGCTCGTTCGCGTCGCTGTCTTCAGCCTGAAGCGACCAGAAAACATCCTGTGAAATACCCAGCACGTTGCTGACCGCCACGTTAGACAGCGATTTATGCCAGCCCTGGTCGTTATCAATCAGCGCCCGCAGGCCGCACGCATAGGCCGGAGCCGGAAAGGCTTCATTCACGCCGGTGAGCGGGTTGTACGCGATAAAATCCGGCCAGATAAGCATCAGTTCGCGGTATGCAAATTTTGCCCGGTACGCGATGGCCTCTTTCATCGTTTTGCAGTCATGGCACCCGGCATAGACAAACGCCCGCAGGTTCTGGGCAATCACGCACAGCGCGGAGGTCACTTCTTCCGTATCGTAGCCTGGTGCTGCCAGAATACGCGGGCGATAGCCCGCCTTCTGTTCCGCCGTCAGAAAAGCGTACATGCCGGTATAGCTGCCGTCGTCTGCCGTGCCGCCCATGATGAGCTGCGACTGTGTTTTACCGCCTTCCTCATCCGTTGCTGCCGCCACGCGCACAACGATCACCTTCGGGCTGGTCTGGTCAGCGATGGCTTTCAGCGTTTTGTACAGGGAGCCGGTTTTACCCGCCTTACCCAGCACGTTGTTCACCCGCGTCAATAGTACGGGGGTATTCAGGGGAAAGGTTTCCGCGTCGGCATCATCCGCCACGGCGACAACCCCAATAACACTGGAATCAATGTCATTGATAGCCGTCACCAGGTCGGTATTCTCCCGGACGCGTACACCGTGGAAACGTGTCTCTGACATGTTCACCACCATTATGTTGTTGAGTTCACCCTCATAATCCCCCAGTTCTGCCGTCCACTCACGCTATTACGGGCCTGGCCGGACGGTGACAACAAAAACCGGTTTGGGATCGATCGCGCGCGTGAGATCGTCGCCAGAAAAGGAGAGGATATGGCACTGACAGACCTGGCCGAATCACTGAACAACGCTATCGGCAGTTATAACGACTCGCTGACTGAAGCGGTAAAAAGTCCGGGCTTCAGCGTCACGATGGGCGGCAGGGCGCTGACGCAGCTTGATGAACGAATCATGTCGCTGTCGCTGACGGATAACCGGGGCTTCAATGCCGATCAGCTTACCATTTCCGTTGATGACAGTGACGGGCTGACCGCACTGCCACCACGCGGGGCAGAGCTGGCCGTCTCCATCGGCTGGCTGGGCGAAACGCTGATTTATAAGGGACTGTATACGGTCGATGAGGTTTCCCACGAAGGCCCCCCGGACGTGATCACCGTGACGGCACGCAGCGCTGATTTTCGTGACGAGTTCAACGTAAAACGGGAGGTATCCTGGCATGACGTGACCGTTGAGCGCGTTGTGTCGGCCATTGCGCACCGCTACGGACTGAAGGCGCAGATCAGTGACATGCTGATGGAAATTGAGATTGATCACGCCGACCAGACGCAGGAAAGCGACATGTCTTTCCTGACCCGCATGGCGGAAATGCTGGGCGCTATCGCCACCGTCAAGAACGGCAGTCTGCTGTTTATCCTGCCGGGCGGCGGTGTCACGGCTACAGGCCGCGCACTACCCTCTGCCAGTATCACCCGCAGCAGCGGCGACCGTCACCGTTTTCGCATCGCAGACCGGGACGCCTACAGTGGCGTCCGCGCCTACTGGCTGGATCTCAACTTTGGCAAAAAGAAAAAGGTCAGCGTTAAGCGGCGCAATTCAACGACGGTACAAAAGGAGAAAAGCAGCAGCCGCGAAGGCGACTATATGGAAGGGGCAGACGGTAATATTTATGTGCTGCGTAAGACTTATCAGAATGAGGAGGCGGCAAAACGCGCGGCGGCGGCAAAGTGGCAACAGCTCCAGCGTGGTGCCGCAGAGTTTTCAATCACGCTGGCGCGTGGCCGTGCAGAGCTTTACCCGGAAATGCACGTCACGGTGAGCGGTTTTAAGGATGAAATTGATCATCAGGACTGGATTATTGCCCGTGCCGATCATGCAGTGGATGGCAGTGGATTTACCACCCGGCTGGAACTGGAGGCAAAAATCCCTGACTGGATAGCAGAAAGTGAATAGAATGTCATGGAGTTCAACTCCCACAGGGGAGCCATCATTATGTTCAGATGTCCTTTTTGCGGCGCTATGGCCCGCACCCGTACCAGCCGTAAAATTACCGATATGACTATCCGGCAGTATCATCAGTGCCAGAATCTGGAATGCAGCCGTTCATTCACCACGCTTAACAGCGTGGAACGGGAAGTCACAAAGCGAGCCGGCACCGCGCCGTTGCCGCCTGACTTTATCCCCCGCGATGCGTTTCCGGCTTCACACTATGGCAGGGAACAGTTAAATCTGATGCTCTAGACAGGGGTAATGATGCTGATTGTTCAGGTACTCCTGGACGATCAGCATTATCCATTCATTACATGAAGAGGGCTTTAGTCTTAATTGGTAAGAATGGAGTCTATGCCGCGAATGAGGTCAGGGAAGTAGGTTTGATCAATGAGAGTGCCTCCCTCCAGTGTCCAGCGAGTAAGGATATTGGGAGTAATTTTGAAATTAAAACCAACTGCCAGGAAATTATCATCACTGATAATATCAATATTGAAAGTAGGTACGCGAGGTGCCCAGGTTATGGGCGACGGTTGCTTGTTTTCTGATAGCAACTGATAAAAATATGACAACTTGTCGCGGAGTTCTTCCAGATCAAAAAGACTAAATTCGCATTCACAGGCCAGACTTATTCCTGAACCCTCCGTCTCCAGCCAGCACATAATTAAATCATAGCGCCTGTCCTCAGGTTCTTCGAGTCTTTCAATAAAGGTGAATCGGAATAATGTATCATCTGTTTTTATCTCAAACAT